GCCCGATCTCGCCTCATCTTTCCCCATCGCGCCGGTACACGCCTGTCATACCTGATCTTGCCATGCCGCTCCGAATCGCGCCATATCTCACCATACCGGCGTTGCGTTGCAGCGCCAACCCATATCACACCTTACCGCACCTCGTCATACCTGCGTTGTCAGTCCGCACCAGTCCAAACCAGATCAAACCCGGCCCCATCAAACCGCATCCCGCCTAACCTGCCGTGCCGAGCCATATCAGACCCTACCGCTCCGAACCGCTCCCGACCTAACCATACCGCTCCCGACCGCACCTTGTCTGCCGTGCCGCTCCAAATCACATCAAACCCAACCGGACCCGTCCCGACCTCATCAAACCGCACCCAACCGTGTCTGCCTTGCCACTACTCCGCTGCTTGTAGGACAGCGGGAGGAGATTCCAGAATAGAGATGATTCGGTCAAGAGGTTGTGTAGTCAGCCCTGCCGAAGATAGAGCAACTGAGTATCTTTCTATCCATGCTTTCAAATCGACAACACTTTGGCGGCGTAGTTCCTCAAGATGATCCGGATCGTCAGGATCGAACATGTAGTAGCCAGTCCCCTCTTGTCTCGTTGATGAGGGAGAGAGAAGAAGGGGAACCTCTCTTTCCTGCACTTTAATTTTTCCTGTGCGAGAAATATGCTCTACCTCAAAAACCAACTTGAGTCCTTGGACGAACATCCGCGCTTCCCATGTTCTTTGTTGGTTAGCAGCTTTAGTATCGTCCCACGTAAAATATCCGTAAGCGGGGTGGTCAGGCCCCACGGACCTGACCTCCTCTACAAACGTTCCAGGACTATAAATCCCGTTATGATTAAGACAGAATTCTTTAACGATTTCCTGTCGTTTTTGGCGCGTCATTTTCATGCGGCTTCCCTCCGTTCAACTTCCGAATTGAAGAAGTCCATTAGGTCTTCCGTATCACTGTCAGCGCACACCGGAAGCTTTAACGCTTTTTCCTGCGCTTTTCTCCCGTGATGCTTAACCAGTTCATCCCACTCGTCGTCTTGATCGTCAGCTGAAATGACGCGGAAGGAACCAAAGTTGCCTTTTCCCTTTTCCTGACGATAATCGCCTAATCCTATCAGTACCCCTGCATTGCAAAGGATGTTGAAAAGAGAAGTAAGATTAAGCTGGGGAACGATGTAACGCATCTCAATTTCCGCCCCCCATTTAGGTATAAACGGGCGTGTCCGAATGTCAGGAGTTTTGTTAATGCCACCCTGGCGCACGATATCCATTTTGAGATATGGAGTACCGTATAGAGGTGTCATATCTCCCGGCATGAACAAGAGGCGTTGAATTTCGGTTTTAAAAACACCCGCCGTTTCAAGAGCAGCAGTCGCCATAGCTGCCTTTACAGCGATGACCTTGAGACCCAAAGCTGTAGGACCGTCAAGAACCACTTCAGCTGCATCCCGATATTCCTGAAGAGGATCATGTTTAATGTAGGCTTTATCCAGTTTGGATTTGCCTTTCCCGCTACCAACCAAAAATTCCTGTTTGGCCTTGGCGCTCATCCGGTTCTGATACATTGGAGTTGTTCCAATTAACCGAAGGTTACAAGCCTTTTGCGTAAGCTTGCTGACATTGATCGTCACACTTTCTTTTTTAGCTGTTGCCATTTTCCTTAGTCCTTTTTATTGCAACCATTCGCGGGTTTGTTCCCCCAAAATCTGATCAGCAATGTTAATCTTGCTACGCAAAGCGCGAACGATTTTTTCGTCTACGGTGGAGGGGGAGATCAGATCGATGTATGTTACTTTGCTTGTCTGCCCAATCCGGTGGGCGCGGTCTTCCGACTGAAGCCGCAATTCCAAATCATAGCTGTTGGAATAATAAATGACCGTGTTGGCGGCAGTGAGCGTTAGCCCATAGCCGCCCGTTTTAGGGTGCCCCACAAGGAACCGCAGATCTGATTGCCGATCCTGGAAAGTTTCCACGATCTCCTGGCGCTCAGAATCCGGCGTTTCCCCGTGGAGCTTTGCAACCGCCTGTACGCTGTAGCGGTCACGCAAGGCATCAGCAATCGAACGAATGTCCATGGTCCATGTCGCCCATATGATTGCCTTACCTTGTATCTCTTCGCATAAGTCCAGAAGCATATCTAAACGCTTGGAGGGTAGCTCATGCACGACGCCTTCGTCATCCGTCAGGTGACCACAGCAAATTTGCTGTAAGCGCATGATCTGGGTGAGAACGTTTTTGGTCGTGGACAACTCCCCACTGTCCAGATGCGCCAACGCCAAATGCGTCATCTGGTCGTAAGCCTTCTTCTGTTCCTTGGTCAGTTCGATGTCCCGTTTGACATAGACCTTGTCTGGAAGGTCCAGGCAGTCCTCTTTACGGACACGGAACGAGTGCTGCTCCAATTTAGCAGTGAGTTCGTCCAGCCGTCGAAATCCGACGATGTGGTTGAAAGAATGACTTCCCAGAGTACGGCGCTGAACAATCGCGTACCGTCCCTGGAATGCGTAGTAAGAGGTGAAGCCTAGAATGTCCGGGTCCAGGAAATTCAGCTGACTGAAAAGATCCAGCGGAGACTTGGTCACCGGGGACCCCGTCAAGATACGCCTGTACCGCGCACCACGGCCCAAGTCACACAGAGCTTTGGTCCGCTTGGCTTTCCGGTTCTTGATAGTGGTGCTTTCGTCTACCACCATGAAGACATTGAATTTCTTCACGAAGAGGGAAGCTACCTCCACTCCCTTGCGGGTACTGAACGCCTCGACATTCATCAACAGGCATTTCAACCCGTCGCCGTCCTGGAAAAGGGTGTTCAGCGACTTTCGCATGGCCTTGGTCAGGGAGGGCTTCCACAGCAGGATCTTGTTTGGAAACCTGTCTGGGAGGTGCTTGTGGATTTCCGGCACCCAGTTGGCAATGACGGTTTTGGGCGCTACAATGAGAACGAAGTCGATTTCTTTTTCCTCATACAAGTAAGCTGCCGTGTCTAACGCGACCTTTGTCTTACCGGTTCCCATGTCCATCAAGAGTGCATATGTCGAGCATTCGGCGCTCGCGTTGAAAGCATCTTCTTGGTGTTTATAGGGCTTTGTTAAAAATTTATAATCCATCAGATTTATCTTGCTTTTTCCCAGAAGCTCACATATAAGGGGTTTTGACGGCGTAGTCAACCGCCAATGAAGGAAAGAGGAAACAAGATGAAAAACAAAGACATTTTAGAAGAGATGGCCGCTGACGCTGATACGGATCAGCTGGACCATCTGAGCGAAGGCAAGTTAGATGCCGTCGCCAAGCTGGCAAAGGAAGCCAGCAGCCTCGAATCGATTATTTTCGATTTGGAGGCGCAGACAAAAACAGCGAAGGCGGCTCTTTACAAAATTACCGATGAGCAGCTTCCCGAAACCCTGGAAGAAATGGGCCTTCGGAAATTCACCTTGATGGATGGCAGCGAAATTGCCGTCAAACCTATTTACTCAACCTCCATCCCCAAAGACCGTAAAGACGAAGCCTTCGACTGGCTCCGTTCCCACGGCTTTGGTGATCTCGTTAAAAATAACGTTACCGTTACCTTTGGTCGTGGCGAAGACAAAGCTGCCACAGCTTTTATCGGTCTATGCGGTAGCGAGGGATTCGTTCCCAGCCAAAACGAAAAGGTCGAGTCGATGACCTTGAAGGCGTGGCTACGGGAACGGGTAGAAGCGGGTGACGCCGTCCCGCTTGATTTATTCGGCGCATACATCTCTCAACGAGCCACGATCAAGAGGAGCAAGTGATATGGCAAAAGCAGTAGCGAAAAAAAATAAAACTGAGGTTGGGGAAGTCACGCCTGACCTGTTTGCAGCCGACGCTGGCGAAGGTGTTACCAACCTGGGCAGCGAAGACCTCGCCATCCCGTTTCTGAAAATCTTGCAGAAGATGTCTCCGGAACTGGATGAATTGGATAATGCCAAGGCCGGTGATATCTACAACACCGTGACGAAGGAAGTCGTCAAAGGCAAAGACGGCGTCCGGGTCATCAACTGTGCATACACTCTTCAGTACATAGAGTGGGAGCCGCGAGGCACCGGCACAGGCGCACCGCATCGTATCTATGCTGCGGACGAAGAGATTCCGGCAACGAAGCGTGGCGAAGACAACAAAGACTACGTTGTCGATGGGAGTGGTCGTTATCTTGAGCGCACCGCCCAACATTACGTTCTTATCATCGATGAGGACGATCTTACCCAACAGGCGCTGCTGCCAATGAAGGCTACGCAGTTCAAGAAGTCGAAGCAGTGGAACTCCTCCATCAAGTCCAGCAAGATGAAGGACGGAGATGGTAACTTGTTCATCCCTGCTCGTTATTCGCATGTCTGGCATCTGACTTCCGTGGGTGAAGAAAACAAAAACGGAAGCTGGCACGGATGGTTCATCGACAAGGAAGGACCGATAGAGGATGTGAACTTCTATCGGGAAGCAAAACTCTTCCACGATTCCATCGCTGCTGGGCAGGTGCAGGTTAAGCATGTCCGGGAAGAGGAAGCACCATCCTCCAACGAAGACACGCCCTTCTAGAGTGGGGGGGAGGAGGGGCCGGGAGCCAAGTCCTGGTCCCTCCAATTTCTTGTGGAAAAGGAACTCACCAAACGATTCAGCCGTCTTTTCCGGGGCTTGAACAGAGCCTACGGCACGTTCGATATAACGGGTAAGGCAGCTAACGGCAAGCACAAGGGTAAGGCTCGTATCGTTCACGAACCACGGACCTTGAAGACTTTTGACGCCCATTTAAACGGCGAACAAGGTGTTGGCGTTGTTCCCATCAACGAGAACAACCAATGCTTGTGGGGGGCGATAGACATCGACACCTATCCCCTGGATCACACCAAGCTTATTAACCACATCTCCCAATTGAAATTTCCCCTTGTCGTCTGCCGTAGCAAATCCGGAGGGGGACATCTTTATCTATTTCTCAAGGAAGCCGTCGCCGCCGAAAAGCTGCAAACCAAGCTGAAGGAAGTGACCTCTGAGCTAGGCTATGCATCCAATACGGAAGTATTCCCAAAACAGATCCAGCTGGTTTTGGAGCGGGGCGATACCGGCAATTTCTTGAACCTTCCCTATTTCGATCAAGAACGTGGGTTACGATACGCCTTCAACGCTGACGGCAGTGCAGCCACTCTGGAAGAATTTCTCGACATGGCGGAAGCGTCTGCCATTACAGAAGAAGAACTGGACAACCTCGCGTCTGAGGAAGCCGTCCAAATCGACAAGCGGCTACCGGACGGACCCCCATGCCTACAGGCTCTTTTTCGTCAGGGATTCCCGGAAGGCACCCGAAACAATGGCCTCTTTAACGTAGGCGTTTACCTACGCAAGGCGTTCCCCGATGAATGGGAAACCAAAATTCTTGAACATAATCAATTGATTATGGACCCTCCTCTGGATTTGAACGAAGTCAACATCGTAGCCGACCAATTGAAGAAGAAAGACTACCAGTATAAATGTACCGACCAGCCCATCTGTAATTTCTGCAACAAGGATTTGTGTCGCAGCCGCAAGCATGGCGTTGGAGGAGGAGCCAACACGCCCACCGTCGCCAACCTGCGTAAGTATGACAGCGAACCGCCGCTCTGGTTTCTCGACGTAAACGGCTCTCCTGTCGAACTGGATACGGAGGGTTTGCAAAAGCAGCCCCGGTTTCAAATCCTCTGCATGGAGCAAATTAATTTCATGCCCCGCACCGTGACGCGACAAGCGTGGGAAGCGCAGATGAATACGTTGCTTTCCGCCATGGTCGATACGGAAGGGGCCGTCATCACAACTTCGGACGATACCAGCATCCGGGGTCAGTTCTACGAGATGCTGGAAGATTTCGCCACGCATATGCAGACAGCCTTGGACAGAGAAGAGATCCTGCTCCGTCGCCCATGGACCAACGAAAAAGAGGACCGCACCTATTTCCGTCTCAAGGATCTGGAAGCGTTCCTCAAGCGAAATAAATTTTTTGAGTACAAATCCAACAAGATTGCCCAGCGCCTACGGGACATGGACGGGAGGGCAGAGCAATTGAAAATCAAAGGCCGTACCGTGCGGTGTTGGTCCATTCCGGCTTACGATCAAATCGATGAGGAGTTCAATTCCAAGTTCGATGAGGAGGATGTGCCATTCTAAGAAATCACTGGAGCGTTTTGATCCGGCAAGCGAGAGAGGAATCTGGCCTATCCCAACGTGCGCTGGCTATCAAAGCCAAGATGCCGCAACGCACCGTGGGGGAATACGAAAAGCTGGATGTGCCACGCGAGCTTTCCATCTACAAAGTCGAGCGTCTCCTCGACGCCTTGGGATATGACCTCGACGCGATCTGGAGAAAGGACGACTGATGCTGCGCTACTTCGGTCCCCCCGGTACAGGGAAAACCACCACCCTCCTCAACGAGGTCGAACGCTTGCTTGGTTCCGGCTATAGCCCAAATGACATTGGCTACTTCGCCTTTACCCGCAAGGCCAGCCATGAAGCGCGTGACCGCGCCGTTATGCGTTTTAACATGGACCCGGAAAAAGACTTCACCTACTTCCGTACCTTGCACAGCCTTGCGTTTCAGACGCTGGGTTTGACCGCTGCCGAAGTTCTGAAGGAAGCGCACCTTAAAGAGTTTGGACATCTCATGGGCCTGGACCTAACCAGCGGTGTTGAAAAGGGAGAAGACGATGGCTTTATCCCGTTGCGCTCCAATCACCCCCTGATGCGGTGTATTGATTTGTCACGCAACATGCTCCAAGACCCCGCTCAAACTTATAACTCCACCCAACTCAGTTATCCCTTCTACGAGGTGCAACACATCTTCCAGGAGTATGCCAAATTTAAGCAGTCACGCGGGTTAAAGGATTTCACCGACATGCTGGTCGAGCTTGCTGCAAACCCCGCGCACATCCCCACCTTGAAGGTTGTGTTCCTGGACGAAGCCCAGGATCTGACGCCTCTTCAATGGCAAATCGCGCACCTTCTCAACGATAAATGCGAGCGCATGTTCATTGCCGGGGACGACGACCAAGGGATCTACCGCTGGGCCGGGGCGGATGTAAACCACTTCATCTCTCTGGAGGGAGGTTCTGAAGTCCTGTCTCAATCGTACCGTGTTCCCAAGGCCGTGTTCCGGCTGGCGGATTCCGTTGCCAATCGAATACGCAACCGGCAAAAGAAAAAGTGGTTGCCCCGTGATGACGAAGGCACCGTGCAACGCGCCTACGACACCAGAGATATCGAATTCAACAACGCCAACTGGCTGGTACTGGCGCAAGCCAACTACATGCTCAACGATGTCGCGGCCCATCTCAAAGCGACCGGCGTCTTCTTTGAACGCTTCAACACGCCATCACTAAGCAAGTCGGTGCGCTCCGCCATCTCCTCCTGGGAATATCTCCACCTTGGCGATAACCGGGAGATTTCTCTGAATGAAGCCGTAAACCTATACGCTCACCTATCGTCTAGGGAAAATGCCGTGGCCCGTGGGGCGAAAAAGCTGCTGAAAGCCGCCCATGAAAACGACACGTTCAGCCTGTCCGTTCTCCGTAAACACTACGGCCTGGAGGCTACCGGACGATGGGAAACGGCGCTCGACAAGATCCGCGACGAAGACAGAGCCTATGCCACGGCCATGATTAATCGCGGCGTCGATCTGAGCAAGAGGCCGTTGATCAAGTTGTCCACGATCCACGGCGCTAAAGGCGGCGAAGCCACCAACGTCCTTCTCTACCTCGACCTGTCCGGTAAGGCCGTCGAGGAGATGGGCCGAAATCCCGATGACGCGCACCGCGTTCTTTATGTCGGTATCACCCGCACCAAGCAGAACCTCGTTTTGAAAATGCCAGACGATGCACAGAAGGGATGGGCCTTATGAAAGCACATGAAATTTTAGAAAAAGCTGCCAGACTCGTTAAACATGATCGTGCCTACAGCCACGGTTCCATGCTAGAAAATCACCAGAATATCGCCCAACTATGGAATGGTTACCTTCATAACATTGACTTTGTTACTCCGGAGGATGTCGCCAACATGATGGAACTCCTCAAGATAGCGAGACGGAAAAGCGGCTTGTTTAATGTTGACGATTATGTTGACGGCGCAGGGTACGCGGCCATCGCCTACGGTTGCACGGGGGAAGCCAATGAAAACAAATCTTAAAAAGCCCAAGTTTGGCGTCAAAACGGAATGGGTGCCGGTGACGGAGTTGCCCGTCACGCCGTCCGACATTGAACAAATCGCCATTGACCTGGAAACCAAAGATCCACGGTTAATGACCCACGGCCCAGGCTGGCCTACAGCCAACGGGGATGTGGTTGGAATTGCCGTAGCCTACGACGGCTTCAACGCCTACCTGCCGTTTGGGCATGAGGGCGGCGGCAACCTGGACCGTGGCCGCATCGTCCAGTGGTTCCAGAAAGAAGTTGCCGACTATGAGTGCGAGAAGGTCTTCTTCAACGCCGCCTACGACATTGGCTGGCTGCGTCACCTGGGCGTCCGTGTACACGGTTCGGTACGGGATGCCATGCTGGCTGCACCGTTGCTGAACGAAAACCGGCGCTCCTACAGCCTGAACGCCCTCTCCTACGACTACCTTGGCGAGATGAAATCCGAAGCCGCCCTCCGTGAAGCGGCCACGGAATTCGGCGTCAATCCCAAAGCCGAACTGTATAAGCTCCCCGCTCCTTTTGTCGGGGAATATGCGGAAGCGGATGCGCGTCTGACCCTGTCTCTCTGGCAACACTTCCAGGCTCTCCTCACCAAGGAAGACCTGTGGAGCATCTTTGAGTTGGAGAGCAGCGTCTTGCCCATCTGCATCGACATGACATGGCGCGGCATCCGCGTCGATTTGGAAGAAGCGGAACGGCTCAAGCAGTCCCTGATCAAAGACGTTAAAAAGATCCTGTCGGCCATTAAGAAAGAAACTGGTCACGATGTCGAGCTATGGGCGGCGGCGTCCGTCGCCGTCGTCTTCGATAAGTTGAGCATCCCCTACGCCCGTACTCCCACCGGGATGCCGTCCTTCACCAAAAATTTCCTCTCGACGCATGAGCATCCCATCGCCCAGCAAATCGCCCGTGCCAGAGAGGTAGACAAAATCGGCAATACCTTCCTCTCCAGCATTTCCCGCTACGCCCACAAAGGCCGCATCCACGGCCACATCAACCAATTGCGCTCTGAAGGCGGCGGTACGGTGTCGGGGAGAATTTCCATGGCGAACCCCAACCTCCAACAAATCCCGGCCAGGAACAAGGAAATGGCGGAAAAGATACGCGGCCTGTTCCTCCCGGAAGAAAACGAGCAGTGGGCGTCTCTTGACTTCGATCAGCAAGAGCCACGCATCCTGGTTCACTACGCCAGCATCACGGACCACGGCCTGACCGGGTCCGGTGCATTCGTCAAAGCCTACCGAAACGAAAGCAAAACCGACTTCCACCAAATGGTCGCGGATATCATCCAGCGCCCACGGACCCAGGCCAAGATGATCAATCTGGCGCTGATGTACGGCATGGGACAAACCAAAATGGCGGAACAGCTGGACATAACTCCAGCCGAAGCCAAGCAGCTAATCCGACAGTACCACCAGGACGTTCCATTCGTGAAGGAGTTGATGGACGCCGTCCAACGCAAGGTATCGCATCGCGATAGAGGGGGGTTCGTCCGGTCTCTGTTGGGACGCAAATGCCGGTTTGATTTGTGGGAACCCAACCTGTTCGTTTCGTCAAAGGCGCTTCCCAAAGAAGAAGCCTCGCATGAGTACGGAGACAACATACGTCGCGCATATACCTATAAGGCATTGAACAGGCTCATCCAATCCAGTGCAGCCGACCAAACAAAAGCTGCAATGATCAGCATTTACAAGGACTTAGATACAGTACCCCTGGTTCAAATCCACGACGAATTGGCGTTTAGCGTGAGTGATGAGAAGGAAGCCAGGAAGTTGTGCGAGGTCATGGAAAATGCAGTGGAACTAAGCGTCCCAAGTCCCTGCGACATCTCGCTAGGTGATAGTTGGGGACGGTTGCAAAAAGCAGATTAGTTGGATATTGTCCCAGAACTATAGGGAGGACAAAGAATGACTGATCC